GTGGCCTAGCTAGCCACCTTCTTGGGAATAGTGTATATTCCCGTGAGAAATCACACACTCAAGCGTTCAATCTCAACAAACGAGCCTCGGAATCGAGTGATCCCAAAGCGGCACTCGAGAATCTCCAAAAGAGAAAAATCTCGAAGCTTCAAGAGGTTGATAGTGTTCTAGAAACACAATCTTTTCTTAAAGTGGTCAAACACCGATGGATTTGCATCCAAAGGTGTATAGGAAATATCGATAACGTTAAGTTACGAGATTTCCAGACCATACCAGAGTTGATGAATAGCTTTAAGCAATGGTCAGGTTTCTACGCTGACTATCTTGCTCATGGAAAAGACTCTCTTTCGAGACGTCCCACAGTTCCTAAGCTATTCGGGGTCTCTGGACATCAAACAATCATGAAAATGATTAGGGATGTCCGGAGGTGGGGATGGACGGAGAGTGGTGCTCAAAAGAGAGCCACAATCCGTACGTACCGTTTGGTCGCTTCGCTCTTACAGTTTAAGAGGAGCTTTCCTACTCTTCCACAAAGTTTTGTGGATGAGGCTGTTGCAAAACATAAGAAAGCTTTAGGATCAACCATTGAACCATTCAAGTCTTACGACATCGTTAAAGACATCATTGACAAGTGGTTCCCAGTTAACTGGTATAAAAAGAATGGCATTAAGCTAAACTCTTTGAAAAATGGCTCTGTCCTCGAAGGCGGTACGGCCAGAAACGTCGGTGACACAACCGATAAAGTTGATAAAACAAAGTATCAACGTGGTTCTGGCTCGATCCTTAGTGAGAGGAAAGCACAAAATGCTTTCGATAGTCTTTATATAAAGGCTATTCACAAGGGTCAATCCCCCGTAGTGGCTGTTGGAGTACCTGATGCAGCAAAGATCCGAATGATTACCAAAGGATCTGTTGTTCTCAAGTGTCTCCAGCCTTTGCAGCAGGCAATCAGTGAACATCTCGGGAAATTCCCAGAGTTTAGTTTAACTAGAAAGCCTATGGACCTTGTGTCAATGACTCAAATACATTCTGAGTCTCAACACTTGCCTGGACAGTGGGTATCTATTGATTACTCAGCGGCCACAGATTGTGTTGACGGGTCCTTCGCTGCGAAGTTGATTGCCGAAATTGTTGATCGGTCGGGTTGTGACGAACTTCGTTCATTGAGAGAAATCGCAATTAACGAATGTTCTTTGGGAAGAGAGGTACGATATGGTACCAAAAGTGGTGATGATATCATCCACTCAAGAGGAACCCTTATGGGATCTCTTCTCTCATTCCCTATCCTCTGTTGTTGGAATGGCTCCATAATATCTAGAGCCTTAGGACATCGTAAATTCCGTGTTAACGGTGACGATGCACTATGTAAGATGACGAAAGATCAATTTAAAAAGTGGTCTGACTTCTCTACCGAGTTGGGTTTAACCCCAACACCTGGTAAATCTTACTTCTCCAACAAACTCATCACCTTTTGTTCGCAGTATTACTACGAAGATGGTGTGGGTATGCTACATAATGTGAAGCATCTCAATGCTAAACATATGACTAGCCTTGCAGATGGAAAAGTCTACAACTCTTTGCCCGATTACGCAAAACAACATTACAAACGTTGGTGTCTTTTCAACAAAGGAGATCGTCAACCCTTATTTGGGCCAGATTTCTATGGTGGAAAAGGAGCTATTCCAGATAAGATCACTGGAAAAGACCTTCGTTGTCTTGTTGCGGCAAATCGAAGTATGAAAGGTTTACCTTTCATGACTTCGCGCCTCTATCCCCAACCGGTTGCTGGAAGAAATGCCATCAATGCCACTTGGTTTATTGAGTCCAAGGGCTTTGCTGGAGATGAACCAGTACATAACCGGAAAATGATCAAGACCAAATCATCTTTCAAATTTAGTCACCTAAAAATGAAAGAACTCTGGACCAAAAGGAAGATTGTGTGTTAAGCACTGTCCGCTTTTTGATTCATTCAAAATGGTCCCGAAAGGGATATTATCCATGCGATAATAGTCTTTTGAACACATCGACTAGGTGTCCTTATCCCGGATCCTCTACTACTTAACCAGTAGATTAGAGTGGGAGGGACGACAAGTGAAACGGTCGTTCCTAGTGTGTGTTCGCGAAAATGGTTAAACGGGTCATATACACATCTTTGTTTAAAGTGTATATCGCGAGTTTCACCACACGCTCACCGTAAGGTGCCCAGGCCTTGTCAGCCACAAGCACACCTACG